GCTCTTCCGATCTAATGATTTTTCATTCTGATACACCATTACTTGTTATTAATAGCTGATCAGATCAAGCAAAAAACGGGCATTTACGATTAGGGAATAATCAATATTATGCATAGTTAATATTAAAAAAAATTAATGATAACATACGTATGTTATTTTATAAACATTATTAACATATAAGACAACTATATACATACGAGGAATACCATTTACTACAATATCGAGGAACTGATACTGATATAACAACCAAGGTGGAAGAGCACAAAGATAGTCAAAGACCTCAATCAAATCATGAAAGGGAATAGGACAACCAGATATATATACATTCATATTGTAAATATTTTTATCCTGTCATTTTTCGTATAATAGGACAAGAAAAAAGGATAGCCGAGTGGATTAATCGGCTACCCTCCGGGAAAATGACATGGGTTACACACATTTATTATTCTCACGTATACACATGAAAATATAAACAGCTAAAAGAACAGAAAACAAATCCATAAATACTAAATTTAGAACAAACACAAAGATAAAAACATTATTTTAAAATTTTCATACCTTTACGTTTAGAAGCTCTAAATAAATCAAAATAACCAGAAGAATCATCATTCATTAAAGAATACAAAGAATATTCAATAGTACGAACACGATCATTATAAGTATCACGATTAAATTGATTTTCTGTAGCTTGAGCACTATTTCGTAAAACTTCACCAGACTGAAGAGTACGATTTAAAGACGCTCGAGTATTAGCAACATCAGTTTGAGAACCAATAAGACTAATACGCGCTTCAGTTTCAGCAATCTTTTTAATCTCATGCTCTGCTTGATTACGAGTTAACTTACCTTGCGCATACTTCAATTGAATATTAGCAGCTTTTTCAGCAAGGTCCATTTTCTGAGTAGCATCCATAAATGAAAGCTCTTTATTAGCAATCAAAGATTGAATATTCTTGAACTTTTCCTCAGCACGCATATTTGCGATATTCTGAGAATTAACAGCCATTTGAGATGATTTCAAATCCTTATCAATAGAGTAGATAAGCTTATCAAGAGCTAAACGACCTTTCATAGTATGAGTGTTAGCTCTAATATTAGCTATTCTAGCAATAGATTCAGCAGCTTTATACTTTCCTTCAATACGCAAATTATCAGTTTCAGCACGGAGTTTATCACGTTCGGGCTCTGACTGAATACGGTCTACCATAGCGCCAAGAGCTTGGGCAACACCGGAATAGTCAGCAGTATAAGGAGCAGAAGTAGGAGGAGTAACACCTTGGGCAGACGGTGAAATAGCAGCACCAACAGACTCAGCAGAACCGGCATTACCACCGGACATCATCAAATAGGGATTAAGTCCTGCAGCTTCAAGACGTTTACGTTGTTCCGGAGCTGAATTATATTCAGCAACATCCCAAGCATTTTGCTTGGCATCATTATAAAAATTCCATTGATCGCCTAACTGCTTATTATACATCTCAGTATTATAAACCATTTGCTTATCAAGCATCTTTTCATTGAAAGCGTTACTATTTTGAGAAATAGACGCATTCGATTTATTACCAATAACAGAAGAAGCTACACCGCCAGCAGCGGCGAGAGCTCCTCCAATAAGAGCACCAGTTGCCATGAATATAAATTTTAATTAAACAATATACGCAACAAAGTTGCTATTAATCTGCGTTACCACGCAGGGTTAAGGTTTAGGTTAAAAAAATTAAGGGGAGCAAGTGAGCAGACCTTTTTTCAGGTTTCATGTTTGAACTCGCTCACGTCGGTTGAAGACAGACGAATTTTTTTAACGGAGCCGGACAGCTCCCCCCAAAGGGGCCCCCCATCGCAGATTGACCGGTTTTTTTATCGCGCGCGCACGTGTTAGAGTCACGAGCACGCACGTTATAAAGATTTTACTCTACTACAGCAGATTGATCAACGGCAGAATGTTGAGATTGATCCGATTGAGCAGCAGCCAAAGCAGCAACAGCATCATCAGAAGAACTCATAAGATACTGACTCCAAGCCATCAACTCACTAGGAGACTGAATAAAACGAGATTTAACAAATGACATTAATTGTTCGTCACCAAGCTTTGAACGAATCTCTGTAAATTTAGGCTCACGAACTTGAATTGAATCAAAGTAGGAGAGAAGTGATTCGCGTGACATTCTGTCCAATCTCTGTTGATTAAACAACATATAAATATCAGAAGTAAGACGAACACTAGGTTTTCCATCTAATTCAAGTTCTTGAAACATAAATTGATCAACAGGAGAAGATTCACGAAATTCACTACATTTCAATTCCTTGGAAGTAATATTATAAGAAAATTCTGGAGTTACATAAGACTCCAAACGACGTTTAGACCACATAATTAACAATCTTAAGAATTAAAAAACAAAAGACTAGTAAGGTAAACCATCAGTGTCAAGGTTACGAACTACCTTTACATCAAAGAATGAAGTACAAAGGAAGTTATCAGTATCCACCGAACTATCAACAGCAACAGCAAACAAAGAATTAACCGAATTTGGGTTCACCTTAAACGAAGTATAATTAAACAAAACATCACGAGGACGTTGTTCTGTAGGGTCACCTCCTTCAATAAACTGATTCTTAACAGATTGATTATCAAATGAAATAATCCAGTTTTTAAGAGAAGTTTTAAAAGCACCTACAGAGGTATCAATATCAGTTTTATAACTGATATAACGTGGAGCATAACCGGCAATACCTTCAATAGAAGTAGTAGACGTTTTAGGATCATTAAGAAGAGTAACAATAGGAACACTCTCCATACCAACACGATCAAACTCAGGAATAGCATAATCAGTAGCATTAACCTTCGTATAAATCGGTGAAGTAATATCACAAGTGTAATCAATCAGAGGCAAACAGTGATAAATACACATGATAAGACCATAACGACCTTGTGAATTAAAGGAAATACGACCATTAGAAACACCTGTACCTTTACCAGCAATATCAGCAGCATTTTCACCAGTAATATTACTATTTACAACCTCATTGATATCTAATGAAGAATCAATACCACCAAGATAGGTACACATTTCAGAGAAACCATCACCGGGAGAAACATTCCAATGTTTTTCAATTTGCTCTTTATAATCCTTATTGCCAGACAAAGTGATTTCTTTCCATTTCTGTAAAAATTCAGCTTGACGAAGAACAAGAATAGAAAACTCAGCACTAGCAAGAACCGGAGAACTAGCAGGAGAAGTATTTCCGGGAGTAGTTTTAAGAGGAGAACCAGCAGAGTCAGTAGCTTGATTAGCAAGAATCAAAGAATGTCCGGCAGCAGTAACAGGACCAACACCAGAAATAGAAGCAACATCGCCATACTGTTGACGAGGAAGGACACCGTGAAATAAATCCTTTTGCCAATTACAATAACGAAGATCAAACATATTGTAATCATTATAGAAATCCTCCGAATCAATACCAGTAACATTCATAGAACCAATACCAGACATATAATCAACATTAAAGGTAGAAGGCGAGCACTTTTCCCACTGAGACTCACGGTAGAAATCCGAATAAATTTTCTGATAAGCAAGCAAACCAAATACATTCAACTGCAAGTTATAAGACAAGGAACGTTCAGACCATGTTACACCATCAGAATAAGCATAATAATTACCATAACCAAGATACTCTAAAAGTTTAGCAGACAAATCACCACGATAGTAACCAAAATAGTTCCTAGAATAAGATTGAGGACCAGAGGGCACAATCGCATTCAAATAATTAGCAATTTGTTCACAAGTAACATAAGGCATTTCACCAGCCAAAGAATCATAAGTAGGAATCAAGCCAGTAGCATGTTGAGGGTTATCATACATCTGCGTAAGGACAGTATTAGCCTTATTCCAAAGCAAATCATAAGGAACAAAATAAAAATCATAATACTCTCTCATACGAGCAAAAGCAGCAGTGTTAAGAGGTTGAGTACGAGTAAAAGCACGAAGGTCAATAGACCAAGAATCACCGGGAAGAACTTCCCAAGTTTTCACAGGTAACAATTCACCACATTTAGCGGTAAAATTACGTTTAGAGGAAAGGTCAAAACCATTTCGAGAAGTCTTGTTACGGAGAGACTTCAAAGACATAATGTTAGCCATTGTTAAAAGTGTTAAAATTAAACATCAATCAAAGAATATCTTATTAGCATCATTGAGCTTTTTATGTTTTATACGGTCATTAAAGAGCTTTTTAACATCCGAACTATAGAGACGATAGACGGGAGTTTTTTCAAGCAATTTAGTATCAGTATAGACATTATTATAAAAGTAAGGATAATAGGAATTATCCCAATTATCAGTACAAAGATCATCATCACCAATCAAATCACTTTCATAAAAAAGTTGCTGAGCTTCAAAGAAGTTAGTCAAATGCATATAATCCAAACGAGAGTAAAATTCTTCAATCAAACGTTGTTTAGATTTACGCTCAGTTAAAGTGTTATGAGTACAAACAAAATAAAGGAAATGTTTAGAAATCAGTAACTCTGTATAAATACGGTGTATATAACGAGAGAAATCCTCAGAATCAACAGGATGAGCCATAACATCAATATCATAGAAATACTGAGATAACTCATACAGTTTAGACTGATTAGAAACATAACCATAAAGGTCAAGGAAATAAGTATCCTTAGTATTATGGAAATGATAAATATAGATAGCTATTTCTTTCGCAAGCGAGAACGTTGTTTTGGCATCGGGGAATAATAACCGCGCGACATCATACACTGAGTAAGAGTAAGCACGTTCACGTGAAGATTTAGAAGCAAATCCTTTACATCGGGGGAAGAAAAAAGAGTAACACGACCGCCAGACGTCAAATTCTTTATATTTTCCATTGAGTACGACGCTTCTTTTAATAAATCCTTCAGGGGTAAGCGAGTATATTTTCTCACGTTGACAGTTAAGAAAGCCTTGACCCAGTTTCTGAGAATGAACGTTGAACGGACAGACGGAACTAGATTTAAAAACTTTGGGTATAGTGCAAGAGCTATTAACGTACGACGCAACATAGTTAGAACATTGACCTTTGGATACTTGACAATCGACACGACCAAAGGACCATGCTTTAGATATATTCTCTGCACATATCGAGAGCGCCTCGTCTGATTGGAGGAATAATAAGAGATGATAATGCGGGCGAAAGTGTACAGGTCCGTATTCGCCGACAGCAAAGTAACGCACTTTTTCCGAGGGTTTTTGTTTAGTAACATAGTATCTTAAACGTTTTAAAAATAATTGTAAATCAGTTTTTCTCAAATAGGGGACATCACCAAATAAATAGAACTTATTAAGCAAAGCAGTACGAGCATCCTCATCAAGACCAACAGAACCAAGAACCTCACCAGTTTCCTTATCAACAAGATCACAATCGAGGGGACGCTCAATAGAATCAACAAACATAGCACGAGGTATATAACGATTAGCATAAGTAAGAGTTATAAACAAAGTATGTTTTGCGGTATAAGATTCCAAATCACATTGAAAAGCATAACGGGAGTTTTTAGCAAGCGTACAGGCCTGACAATGTCCACAAGGAACAACCATAAATTCATTAGTATAGGGATTAACTATGCGTTTAGGATGCAAACACTTACAAAAGGGATTTTGTACCATTAGATTCAAGAATTACGTCAAGAGAAGGACGAACAGAACGAAGAACTTTAAAAGAGCCAAATTTACGACAATCACGATTCCAAAGATAATAGGAATAACGAGCAACACGACGATTAGCACGAATTAACCAAACTTCCATAAAATCAGAATTTAGGAGACAAATCAAGTTGAGTAGAATCATTACGAGATTCAGCAGATTGCTCAATCTGTTGAGTAGAACTAGAATTATTCTTTTGAACACTCATAGACATAGTAACAGCACACGAAGACACAAGGATAATGTTACAAATAGTAACAATAGCGGTAATAATCGCTTGAATAATGCGATTCCATTGATCAGAGGTTAGTTTCATTTTCAACATCAATTTTAGTATAAGAACAAATATAATGAGGCAATACATTAATAGATTTAGCTATTTTACAAGCTTCAATAACAGTAACAGCAAAGAGAGTAAAACGATGTACAGGAATCAATCTAGGACTTTTAAGACGACAAACACGACCTTCTATAGTATCATACTTCATAACCATAAAAATAGTAAAGTCCCAATCGCTTTTAGTTTCAAAAGCTTTTTTCATGTTGTATTTTTCACGAACTTTCATATTAAACATATATTTAAAAAATTAGACCAATTACCAAGAGAATCAATTATATCGCAAAAATAACGAGGGAATAATCTATATTATGTTTAATATAAAAAGGAGCAATGTTATTATATTACTCCTTTTTAATTTTTATCAATTGAAGAAAGTTACTATTTGCAGGAGAAAAAAATGCATATTCCCTCAAATGTATATTTTGATTATCTCTCCCCAATAGAATTATACGAAAAAAAAGAAGGTTACTATTTCTAGCAACCTTCCCATATTTTTCAGACTTATAATTTTCCTGAAAACGATATTACTTCATCAGTTTATCGATTTCTTCAAATTCAGGTCCCATGTTCAAGTTATAGTAAACTCTATAAAGACCTTGTAACCATAAATCTTGTTGATCAGGTTTC